AGCAATGAGGTTTTCATAGATAGTGCTACTTTAAGGGAAAATGTAGTAGCATTAGCAAGAAATATTGGATATACACCAAGATCTAGGACTTGTGCAAAGGCAATAATCTCATTTTTTGTAGATACAACTGGATTTACCACTAAACCTGTCACTTTAACCCTTAAAAAAGGCATTGTAACCACTTCTGCATCTGTATTTGGGTCAGAAAGTTACTCTTTTTCCATTCCAAGTGATATTACAGTACCTGTACTTGATGGAGTTGCTACTTTTAACAATGTTACAATCTATGAAGGCACATTTTTAACCTCAAATTTCACTGTTTCTGCAGCAACCCCTGCTCCACCATCAAGATATACCTTAGATAATGCAAATATTGACACTTCTACCCTTGAAGTGACTGTAAGAGAGACTGAATCAAGCACTTCTTCTAAAAAATACGTATTTTCTGACACTTTAATAGAAGTTACCTCCTCTTCTAGGGTATATTTCCTTCAAGAAGTGGAAGATCAGAGATATGAACTGATTTTTGGTGATGGAGTCTTTGGAGAAAAGTTAAAAGCACTTAATTATATTGAAGTTTCTTATATTACTAGTGCTGGAGAAGATGCAAATGGCATTTCTTCCTTTAATTTTAATGGAAGAATTATTGATAACAATAACAACCTTGTAAGTACAGGAATTTCAATACTTTCTACAGTAAATGAGTCTGTGGGAGGTAAAAGTATTGAATCTATTGACTCAATTAAAAGATATTCCCCAAAAATTTACTCAGCATTCAATAGAGCAGTTACAGCAGGTGATTATGAGGCACTAATTCCTAAAATTTATCCAGAAACTGAATCAGTATCAGCTTTTGGAGGAGAAGAATTAAATCCTCCTCAATATGGTAAAGTTTTTATCACTATAAAACCATTTTATGGTCCTTATGTGCCAGATTCTATTAAAAATAACCTTAATACCTTATTAAGAAAGTATTCTGTTGCTGGAATTGTTACAGAAATACTAGATTTGAAATATTTGTATATTGAATCTCATATTAATGCTTATTATAACCCAAATTTAGCTGCAAATGCAGATGCTGTAAAAACAGTGATATCAAATAATATTAATAGTTATGCAGATTCAGCTGAAATGAATAAATATGGTGCGAAATTCAAATATAGTAAATTTCAAACTGTAGTTGATAATAGCAATGACTCAATAACTTCAAATATCACAAAAATAGAGATAAGAAGAAATTTAAAACCTGCATTGAACCAAAATGCAGAATATGAACTTTGTTTTGGTAATTCATTTTATATAAAAAACAATAATGGATATAATATCAAATCATCTGGTTTTAATGTTTCTGGAATTGCAGAGACTGTTTATTTAAGTGATGTTCCTAACGAAGAAGGTACATTAGGAAATCTATTTTTATTTACTTTAGCATCTAGAAATAATCCTAGAATTGTTTCTACTAATGTAGGAACAGTTGATTATGATAAGGGAGAAATATTAATTAATCCTACGAATATTATTAATACATCTAAGGAAGTGCAGAATATTCCTATAATAGAAATTTCTGCTTGTCCACAATCTAATGATGTAATTGGATTGCAAGATTTATATTTACAATTAGATATTAATAATAGTACTATTGATATGATTGCTGATACTGTTGGTTCTGGTGAAAATACTTCAGGTACTCTTCATACATCAACTTCTAGTTATATGATAGGTGATGTTGCTAGATTAACAGAATCTGAACAGGAAAATACTACCCTTCTTTCCTCAGATACATATGTAGTAGGAACTACTAATATGCCACAGGCCGCTCCTCAAACATACTAATATCAATGCCAGAAAATACAAGAGTCAAGATTAGTTCAGTTGTTAAAAATCAACTGCCAAATTTCATTAAAGCGGATTTTCCTCTTGCTGGAGATTTTTTGGCACAATATTATAGTGCTTTAGAAAATCAAGGATCTACATTAGATATTTTACAAAATATTGACAAATATATTAAAATTGACGAATTAACTGATCTTATAGATTCTACTGAACTTTCTACTAATGTAGGAATTGCAGATAACACTATATCTGTTAAATCTACTACTGGATTTCCAGATTCTTTTGGATTGCTTGAAATAGATTCTGAAATTATTACATATAGTGGTATTACTACTAATTCATTTACTGGATGTTCTAGAGGATTTAGTGGTATAACTTCTTATAGAAGTCCTGGTACTCCAGATGAACTTATTTTTTCGCAATCTGGTATTTCTACTCATTCATCTGGTACTGTAGTTAATAATTTAAGTATTAGATTTCTTAAAGAGTTTTTTAAGAAAGTAAAAACTCAAATTACACCAGGATTTGAAGAAAGGGCATTAGATGATGATATAAATGAAAGATTATTTGTTAAACAATCAAAAGATTTTTATTCTTCTAAAGGAACAGATCAATCTTTTGAAATTCTCTTTAGAGCACTTTATGGGGAAGATGTAGAAGTTATTAAACCAAGAGATTTTCTCTTTATACCTTCAGATGCTAATTATAAGGTTTCTAAACAGTTAATGGTTCAAGCTTTAGATGGAGATCCTATGGATCTTATCAATAGAAACTTATTTCAAGATGATGTTTATGGATTTCCTAAAGCTAATGCAGCTATCAGTAATATAGAAAGAGTAGTAAGAGGTGAAAATGTATATTATAGATTAAGTTTAGATTATGATCATAATTTAGATAAAATAACTGGAGATTTTACTATACATCCTACTACTAAATTAGTAGATAGTGTTTCTATAGGTTCTACTATTTTGACAGTTGATTCTACTGTAGGATTTGGAACAACTGGAACTTTAATAGCAAATTATGTGGATGGTACATTTAATACTATACCATATACTTCCAAATCATTAAATCAATTTTATGGATGTTCTGGAATAGATAAAAATATTAAACCAACGCAAGATTTAAGATTAGATGCATATGCTTATGGATATTCTGGGGTAGGTACTGCTAATCAAGTAAAGGTTAGAGTAACTGGTGTTTTAAATAATTTAATTCCAGAACTTGATACTACTTATTATAATGAACCTGGCAATACCATAGAACCCAAAGGTTTGGGTTCTGTTTCTAAAAGTAAAATAACTGAAAACCTATTTACTAATATTTCTATTGTTTATAATGTAGAATCTATTGAACTTATTGACCGTTCTAACTTTACTTACAAATTAACCCTTTTTAATAATCATAATTTTATTATAGGGGATAACGCTCTTATTAATGATGTAGCATGTTCTATTATTTCACTCATAAGTTCTAGAGAAGTCTTAATTAAAGGTTCAGGTGAATTAAATGCTAATATATCCTATAAAATTCAAAGATTGTTATCTAAAGCTAATTTAAGCAATTATCCTAATTCTAGTATATACACTACAAACATTCAAAACTCTTATTTGGATAATGATGATGTATATATTGCTTCCCCTTCACTTCCTAGTTATTTTAATGATGCATTAGACATTAGAGAAACTGATATTACATTTTCAGGAACTTTTGAGGAAGATACTGAAATTAATATTCCCAATCATGGATTAATAACTGGAGAAAAGGTAACTTATGTTGCTGGAGATGATGATAATAAACTAGATTTGAGTGAAGGTGAATATTTTGTTAAAAAGGTAGATATTAATCATATTCAATTATCTAAAAGTAGTGCAAATATTTCGAATAGCATATTTGTTTCTTTTAGTGGTACTGTAACTAATAATAAATTTGAACTTTCTAATTTTTCTGAAAAATCTATACAATCTCAAAAATTAATAAGAAAAATTCAAGACCCTATTGCAACACTTGTAAATCCACCAACTCCTACTGGAAAAACTGGTATTTTGGTGAATGGTGTTGAAATATTAAATTATAAGTCAAATGATGCTGTTTATTATGGACCAATTGAACAAATTTCAGTTACTAGTGGTGGTGATGGTTATGATGTTATAAATCCACCAATTTTAGGAATTACAGATGGAGTAGGAGTTGGTGCTTCTGCTTATTGTGAAGTACAAGGTTCTGTAGAAAGAATTGATGTTATAGATGAAGGTTTTGATTATATTTCTACTCCTACTTTAAAAATAAGTGGCGGAAATGGATCTGGTTGTATTGCATATGTAAATTTAACTCAAAAAGATCATTCATTAACATTTGATTCTACTGAGCTTGGTGGATATGTTAATTTAACTAATAATACTATAGGATTCTCTACTTTCCATAAATTTAGAGATGGAGAACTTGTAACTTATATTACTGATACACAAACTGCTATTGCTGGTTTAACTACTGATTCTCCTTATTACTGTTGTGTTAAGAATTCTACAACAGTATCATTACATAATAATTATCAAGATGCTATTTCTGGAGTATCCAGTGTTGGTTTTACTAATTATGGTGTAGGTATTCAAGAACTTAAATGTGCAAATAAGAAGAGAGTAGTTAGTTCTATAAGTATTGGAAGTTCTGGTTCAGGATATACTAATAAATTAACTTCTGTTACTTCTTCTGGTATTAATACTGCTACTAATATTATTAATATACCTAATCATGGGTATAAGACAGGAGATCTTATTAGATATGATAATAAGACTACACCTATAATTGGTCTTTCTACTTTAACTGATTATTATGTTACAGCAGTAGATGGTGGATCATTTAAACTATCTGCTGTTGGTGTAGGATCTACCCCAGCTAATTTTTATATAAGAAATAAAGAATATATTAATTTATTGTCTGGTGGTTTTGGAATAAATGAATTCAATTATCCTCCAATTTCAGTATCTTTAGAAGGGCATATTGGTGTTTCAACTCTTTCTGGTCAAAACTTTAATGCTTCTTTAAGACCTGTTGTAAGGGGATCTATTGAATCTGTATATATTGCTAATGGTGGTGTAGGGTATGGATCTTCTGATGTAATCAATTATAATAGACAACCAGTTTTTACTGCTAAGAGTGGTAAAAATGCACAATTAATACCAGTAATAGGTATTGATGGAAAATTGCAAGAAGTTATAGTATTGAATGCAGGATCTGAATATAATTCTCCTCCAGAATTAAAAGTTGTAGGAACTGGAAAGGGAACTGAAATTATTCCCATTCTAAAAGGTGGATCAATTGACTCTGTAAAGATAATTAATGCTGGTGTAGGTCATACTTCTACTGAAGCTAGTATAACAGTAACATCTAATGGAGATGGATCTAAGTTCTATGCTAATACAAAAACATGGACTATTAATAATGTAGAGAGATTAATACAGAACGAACAGATTACCACTGATGATGGAATCATAAGTACTGGATTAAATGAAGATTTTGGTCTTCAATATTCTCATTTATATATTCCTAGAAAATTAAGACAATCTGTTTACATTAAAAAATCAATAGGAGACAAGGAAGTTTTTGTTCCTGATTTATCTTTAAAAAATGATATTGAGCAAGTATCTGTTAGTCATTCTCCTATCATTGGATGGTCTTATGATGGATGTCCAATATATGGTCCTTATGGATATACTAAGGCTTCTGGTGGTCCTATCAAGATTTTAGAATCAGGATATTTTTCCTCTATATCCACTGATAGACCTAATCCTCTCACAACCAATGAAGAGATGATATATCCAGAAGGATTCTTTGTTGAGGATTATACTTACTCGGATGATAAAGATTTAGATGAACATAATGGCAGATTCTGCAAAACTCCAGAATATCCAAATGGAGTTTATGCGTATTTTGCTCTCATAAATCCAACTATTAATGATGATAGTGGAGCATTTAAAAATTATAGAAAACCTCAATTCCCTTATTTTATTGGTAATTCTTATAAGCATCAAACTATTGATTATAACTTCGACTCTAAATCAAATCAAGATTTAATAGATCTTAATTCTACAGAGTTAGTTAGAAATACTACTCCTTATAACTTCCTCTTTACTGATAGTAGTTATGATTTCCTAGTAAACCCAATTAATATTCACAAGCAAAGAACATATGTTGATAATGTTACTGCTGGAGATATAGAACTTGTTGGAATTACTACTGGGGGAAATAATTATAAGGTTGGAGATGAAATAGTTTTTGAAGATGCTGGATCTAGTGGTTATGGTTCTAAGGCAAAAGTTGATTTTATTAAAGGTAAGACTATAAATCAAGTTAGTGTTGCTTATACAGAATACTCTAATGTAGAATTTATACATGGAGATTTTGATGGACAATTTGTTGGTTATACCACTATTCCTCATAATTTTTATTTAAATGAATCTTTATATATTACTGGATTAAGTACTTCTGGTATATCAAATAATTCTGTAATAACTGTTGGAGTAACTACTGATACATTCAAATTAGATAGAGCAGTAAATGCTTCTTCTTCTACTGGTATTATAACTTATTTTAATTTAAATGGTCGTATAGAAGAACCTCACATAAGAGAAAATGATCTTTTAGGTATAGGAAATGAATGCGTAAAAGTATTAAATGTTGATACAGATTTATCTAGAGTTAGAGTAATAAGAGAATATAATTCAACTACAGGAACAGCTCATACAGCTGATAGTTTAGTTTCTCAAAAACCAAGAAATTTTAAATTTAATTCTATATCTAAAATATCAAATTCTAAACTAAATTTAAATAGAGAATTATATTTTAATCCAATAGAATCAATTGGATTGGGAACTATTACTGGTGTTGGAATTGGATCAACTCTTTCATTTTCTAATCCAGGTACTGGAATTAGTGAAATATTCATTCCTACTAAAGCACTTTATTTTAAAGGACATGGATTAGAAACAGGAGATGCTTTAACATATAGCACTAATACTGGTGCTGGAATATCAGTATCAACTGATGGTATTGATGGATTTGCTCTTACTCAAGGACAAACAGTATATGCTGCAAAATTAACAGATGATTTAATTGGTATTTCTACTGCAAGAGTTGGATTAGGTTCCACTGGTAATTTTGTAGGAATTAATAGCACTACTACAACATCTACTTTATATTTTATTGGCGTAGGTACTAATACATATCATAGTCTTAAAACTAATTATTCTAATGTACTTGTAGGATCTTTAAATAAATCAACAGTAACTGTATCTACATCTTCTACTCATGGACTTAAAGTTGATGATAAAGTTGATTTAACAATTCAACCAGGAATAACTACTACTATAAAAGTAGCTTATAATGATTATAATAGAAGATTAATAATTGATCCTAGAACATTTGCATCTGGAGATGTTAGTGTTGGTAATAATACTATTACTATAGCAAGACATGGTTATAATGATGGACAAAAAGTTATTCATACTGCTACCACTTCTTCTGGTGGATTGGTAGATAATGGAATATATTATGTTTCTGTAGTAGATAAAAATACATTTAAATTATCTAATACTTATCATAATGCTATAGATTTAGAACCAAAAGTTATTAATATTACTAGTGCTTCTGCTGGTACTATTTCACCTATCAACCCTCCAATAGAATTAGAGAAAAATTTAAAAATATATTTTGATTTATCTGATTCATCTTTATCATTTACTGATGGAGGAGTTTCTTATAGTGCTTTTGATTTCAATCTTTATGAAGATCCCAATCTCAAAAATTCTTTTGTTACTTCTGGAGAAACTGATGATTTTAATGTTGTTAAAAGTGGGGGAATTGGTATAGATGCAACTGCAAATTTAACAGTTAAAAATGTAAAGGAAATTGATCAAACATTATATTATAATTTATTACCTATTAATAAATCAGCAAATTTAGCAGTTAAAAATGAAATAATTAGAGATACTGAAAATATTGAAAATGCCAATTCAGCATACTTATTAGATAATACATTATCTGGGTCTCAAACTTTAGTTGGAGTTGGATCTACTACATTCTCCTTTATATCTGGTCTTACACCTAAAAAATTAGAGTATACATCTGCAGATGGTGTATTTTCTTATATTACAAATTCTAATAATACTAAAGGTCCAATAGACAGTATTGAAGTTATAAATGGTGGACATCAATATAAAACTTTACCTGGAATCAGTACTATAATAACATCTGATGGAAAAGATGCTATTATAGAAACACAGGGTATTAATATAGGTAAAATATCTCAAAATACTATTCAAGATATTGGTTTTGATTATCCAGTAGATAAAACTCTTAGACCTGAAGCTAATATACCTCAATTAATTAAATTAGATTTACTTACTTCTCTTGATACTATTGGTATTACTTCAGTAGGTAAAAATTATCTAGAATCGCCTGGTTTGGTTCTTTTAGATGGATTAACTAAGAAGGTAGTTGATGATGTTGAATTGGATTATGAATTAGGTGATACTCAAGTTAGTATTTTAAAAAATACTAAGACTTTGAATAATGTTACTCCTATTATAATACCTACAAGCAATTCTAGTGGATATACTATTAACAATATTGATTATAATAGTGGAACCAAAGATGTAACAATAACTATTGGAGCTAGTTTTAGTGATGCAGCAGATTATCCATTTGAAGTGGGTAAGAAAGTTATGATAGAGGGAGTGAGTGTTGGTTTAGGAAGTACTGGTACAGGATATAATAGTGAAGATTATAATTATACATTATTTGAAATTTTAGCAACTGATCCTAATATTGGAGGAACTTTAGGAACTGTAAGGTATAGTTTATCTGATATTATTGCCGATGGGGAAATTCCAGGAACTTTCCAATCAACTCTTTCATCACCTAAAATTGTAGCTGAGAAAGAATTTCCAATTTTTGATATTAAGTTAAAAATTGACGAATTTGAAAAGGGAGAAAGTGTAGTTTCTGGTTCAGCTAAAGGTACTCTTCAATCTTGGAATAGTTCTTATGGTTATCTTAGGGTATCTTCAACACAAGATTTTGAATTAGGAAAATCATTTATAGGTCAATCATCTGGAACTAGGGGAACTATTACTGAAGTAGTAACAGATAATTCTTTATATGATATCGGTTCATCTTCTATAGTAGAAGAAGGATTTCAAAAAAATACTGGATTTTTGAATGATGATTCTCAAAGAATTTTTGATAGTAATTATTATCAATATTTTTCATATTCACTTAAATCTGAAGTATCTTATGAAAAATGGAAAGAACCAGTATCTACATTAAATCACACAGCAGGATTTAAAAAATTTAGTGATTTAGTTATTAGAAGTGAAGAAGAAGTAGGAGTTAGTACAACTCAAACAGGAACGGTATTTGAAGTTATTACTGATTTAGTTTCTATAATGGACTTAAATACAGTATTTGATTTTGATTTAGTAAGAGAAAAAACTTTAACTATAGGTTCTAAAACTATTTCAGATGAGATGGTTTTTGATACTAGAATTCTAGCTGACTATAATGAATCTATTGGTAACAGGGTATTGACTATTGATGATATCAGTACTGAGTTTAATAATAATGCTAGAACAGATGCATTTATGTCTGTTGATAGTTTTACTTTAGCAAGTGTAAGATATAGAAAATATATTGCTTTTATTAGAGATAAGAGATTTACTAAAGAGAGGCAAATACTCTTGGTATCTACTCTTCATGATGATACTGGTAATATCTTTTTAAATCAGTATGGTAGAGTTGAAACTAATACTGACCTTGGTGAGTTTGGTGGAGACTTGGGTTCTTTTGATATGGATATTGCTGGTGATGATGGAAGATTATTATTCTTCCCTAAGAAGTTTAAATTTAATAATTATGATACTTCTACTGTTTCCTATAACATTTCTGATAGTGTTGCTGGTGTGGGTTCTACTGGATTAGGTGGAATTGTTAATATTGTAAGTAGCACTACAACAATACCTTTAGGAATTACTACACAACATAATATTATATCTTTTGCTACTACTTATAGAGCATCTAAGGTTTTAGTATCATATGCTGCTAGTGATGCTTCATATTGGGAGCATGATGAGATAAGTTTGGTTCATGATGGAACTAATGTAGATTTAGTAGAATATGGACAGTTAACTACAGGTAATGTTGGAAGTGCATCTGGAGAACCTGGTCTTGGAACTTATAGTGCATATATTGCTGGTTCTAGAGTTCATTTAGATCTTCATCCTACAGTATCCACTGCAAGCACATATGTTGCTAATACTATTCATGTAGACTTTGGAAATGCATCATCTGCTGGAGTTGGTACTACATCATTAAATACCTCCAATTTAGATTCTAGATATACTGCTATATCTGCTAGTGGTTCTCCATCAGCTACAACAATAGCACAATATGAAACTGAAACATTTAATGGTGCTTATTATATTGTAACTGTAGAAGATACTACTAATAGTCATTATCAAATATCAGAAGTCATTGTAGTGGATGATGGAACTACTCCTTTTGTTACTGAATATGCTATTAACCAAACTGTAACTAACCTTGGTGATTTTAGTGCTGCTATTTCAGGTGATTATACAACTTTAACATTTACTCCTATTGCTAGTGCTAATGTTCAAGTTAGAGTCTTCCAGACTGCTATGAGACTAGTTGATGAAGCAAATGAGGTTAATGAGATAGATTTGACTAATGCTACTATTGATACTGGTTTTGGTGCTTATACTGCTACTGAGACTGATGTTAAGAGGGCATTTGAACTTCAGCATAGACAACTACCAATCTTTAAGAGAGACTTTGTAGGAAGTGCTTCTACTACAGTTAATTTAACAGAAGATACTATTAGAATACCTGATCATTACTTTGTTACTGGAGAAGAGCTAACTTACAGATATACTGGAGCTGGTACTACTTCAGCAATTGAAATTGAGTCTCAGGCTATAACTGGGTATGGTACTACAGATAAAATGCCTTCTAAAGTTTTTGCTGTTAAGGTTGATGATTCTACTCTTAGACTTGCAACTTCTGCAGAGAATGCATTAAAGACTACACCTACCTATTTGGATATCACTGCTGTTGGTGTTGGAACTTCTCATTCCTTTACTTCTACCAAACAGAATTCAAGATGCATATTAACTATTGATAATGTGGTTCAATCACCAATAGTTGCTACTGCTGTAACTACTACTGTTACTGCTGATGTTTCTGCTACCACAGATAAGATTAAATTATCAGGAATAACGTCTATTACTGGTGGTGATATGTTGAAGATTGGTGATGAGATTATGAAGGTGGATTCTGTTGGATTAGGTGCTACTAACGTTCTATTAGTAACTAGACCTTGGATGGGTACACAATCAGGTGTTCATAGTGATAATACTTTAATTACTAAGGTAGAAGGAAATTATAATATTGTTGATAGTACTATTAACTTCTTTACTGCTCCTGTAGGATTAACTCCATTATCAACTACTACTAATGAACCTGATGAAAGGGATTGGGTTGGTATAGCAACTCATTCATCCTTTAATGGAAGATCCTTTATGAGATCTGGTATTACTGGTAGTTCTGATGAACCTTATGCTGGTAATTATATTTTTGATGATATTTCTTCTAATTTCACTGGATTATCAACAGAATTTACTCTTAAGTCTGATGGTAGTGATGTAGCAGGATTCTCTACAAATAATGCCCTTATATTAGTTAATCAAGTCCCTCAAGGACCACAAAGGTATTCTGGTAGTATTGCTGTACCAGGTGATTTTACATTAATAGAAAGCGCAGGAATCACTAGTGTTCAATTTACAGGATCTATTTCATCAGTATCCTATGATCCTAATACTGCAAATGTTCCCCTTGGTGGTGTTATTGTTTCTGTTGGTTCTACAGAAGGTTTAGGATATCAACCATTGGTTGCTGCAGGTGGTACTGCTGTTGTTTCTGGATTAGGAACTATTAGTTCTATCAGTATTGGAAATAGTGGTTCTGGATATAGATCTGGTATTCAAACAGTGGTTAATGTAGGTGTTCAAACATTAAGCACTTCAGAACCTAATATTGAATTTATTGGTACTGCTGCTATCAGTGGAGGTAATATTGTAAGTATTGCTATTACTAATCCAGGTACTGGTTATACTTCAACCAATCCTCCATCAGTTGTGATAGATGAACCATTATCTTATGATAATATGCCTTTATTCTATCCTTCAAACCAATCTGGTGTAGGATCAGAAGCAAGAGCTAATATCGTTGTTGGTATGGGTGGTAGTGTTATTGATTTTGAAATTATCAATCAAGGATATGGTTATGGTGAAACTCAGAAGTTAACTATTGGAGTTGGTGGTACTGTTGGTATTCCAACCGCAGGTGCTTCTGAATTTAGAGAATTCCAACTTACAATTAATGAGACTGTAAGTGATAGTTTTGCTGGATGGACAGTTGGTGACTTCCAAGTTCTTGATCCATTGGATTCATTATTTGATGGACAAACAATATCCTTTGCATTAAATCTAAATGGAGTGCAACAAACTATTCAAACAAAACCAGGATCAAATATAGATGTTGAAGTTTTGATATTAGTATTCATTAATGATATTCTTCAAGTTCCTGGAGATGGTTATGAATTTAAAGGTGGTAGTTTTATTACCTTTAAGGAAGCACCAAAAGAGGGTGATACTTCTAAGATTTTATTCTATAGAGGAACAGGATCTGTAGATGTTACTAATGTTGATATATTAGAAACAGTTAAGAAGGGGGATGAAATTAGATTATATGATCAATCTGTTGGATTAGAAGAAGAGAAGAGAACAGTAACTAGTGTAAATTCTTCAGATAGTTTGGACACAAATTCTTATGCTGGTCCAGGAATTACTACTAATGAAACATTCCAAAGATCTGTTATATGGTCTAGACAAACTCAAGATAAATTTATAGATGGTGTTGCAGTTACTAAAGATAGAACTGAATATGAACCATTGATATATCCTAATACTAATATTATACAATCTGTTGGAGTAGGATCTACTGTAATCTATGTTTCTAATATAAGAACATTCTTTGATAATTATAAGGAGAATTATGATAATCAAACTGATATTAGAATTATTTCTCAAGATAGTTTAGTTGGAGCATCCGCTACTGCATTTGTTTCAGTTGCTGGAACTGTGACTTCATTTGATATTACAAATCCTGGTGCTGGATATACTATAGCACCTACAGTATCAATTACCACTCCTATTGGTTTAACTACTTCTCAAGGTGCTAGAGCAACTGCTACTATAAGTGGAGTAGGAACTGTTAATGCCATTACAGTTTCTTATGGAGGAACTACTAGTGGATTTGCTTATACCAGCACTGCTGCTCCTTCAGTTCTTATAGGAGAACCTAAAGTAGTTTCTTTAGTTGAGACTATTAATGATGTATCATATTCTGGTGATTTTGGAATTATATCTGGTATATCTACAACATCTGTAGGTGTAGCATCTACTGCTATTGTATTTGATTTACTTCTTCCAAAAGATTCTCCATTCAGAAATGCAGCTGTTGTGGGAACTGCTATCACTGTAAGTGGAATTTCTACTGGATACTACTTCACAGTATCTAATTCTAATGTAGGTGCTTCAGTAACTTCTCTATATCAAGATGGTACTGTAGTAGGAATAGGAACTTCTTTCTTAGATAATATCTATGAGGTTGCTCAAGTTTCTATTGCTCAAACTATGGGTATAGGAATTGGATTAACCTATGTTGCTCAAGTTACTGTAAGTGTTCAAGATTATAATGGATTAACTGGACTTGGACATAGTGAGTTCTTTGGTGAATATAGTTGGGGTAGAATTGTTACTGCTCCTAGAGGATCTGCTAGACAATTTACATCTTATGCTGGAAATTCTAATGGATTAGTTGGAATATCTACTTCACCAATAATTGAAAGGATTAATCCTTTAAGATACGTAAATTATAACACATAAATAACTAAAAAAATAGTAAAAATGTCAGCCATTATAACTGATCAACTAAGAATATTGAATGCTAAGAATTTTGTCTCAGCAGCAACTTCTACTGTCAATTCATATTATTCTTTTGTTGGTTTACCTAATGCTACCAACTATTCTTCTACTTGGGACAGCAATCCGCCAGCTCCTAAGGATAGTTTTGATCAAGAGGATGATTATTGGGATACTATGGTAGCACTGAAGAAAATTACAACTTCAGATGTACGTAGAGTGGTTAGTAAGAATACTTGGACTTCTGGTATAACTTATGACATGTATAGAGGAGATATTAGTAGAACAAATACAGCACAACCTTCTGGTGCAACTAATTTATATGCATCCAAATATTTTGTAGTAAATGAAGATTATAAGGTTTATATTTGCTTGCAAAATGGTACAGACCCAGAAAATACTACAGGAAGACCTTCACTAGACCAACCTACATTTACAGATTTAGAACCTAGATCTGCAGGAGATAGTGGAGATGGTTATGTATGGAAATATCTTTATACTATTAAACCTAGTGATATTGCTAAGTTTGATTCAACCAATTATATGCCAGTTCCAGGTGATTGGGAAACTAGTACAGATAATTCTGCTGTAAGAGATAATGCATCAACTAGTGGACAATTAAAAATTGCTACTATTATTAATAGAGGATCTGGTATAGGAACTGCTAATAGAACTTATACTGGTGTTCCTATAAATGGGGATGGTTCTGGTGCAGAAGCAACTATAGTTATTAATAATGACGCTAAAGTAGAATCTATTAATATTGCTAAAGGTGGTTCTGGATATACTTATGGAACTGTTGATTTAGCATCAGGAGGAGTTCCTACTGGAACAACAATACCAGTTTTTAATGTAATAGTTCCTCCTCAAGGTGGACATGGAGCAGATATTTATAGGGAACTAGGGGCAACTAATGTATTAGTTTATTCTAAAATAGAAAATGACTCAGAAAATCCAGATTTTATAACTGGAAACCAAATTGCCAGAATTGGAATTGTAGAAAATCCTCAAGCTTTTGATTCAACTGCTAATTTGACCCTTTCTAAAGCTAGTTCTTTATATGCATTAAAGTTAATAGGAGCAGGTTATACTACAGCTACTTTTGATTTGGATGGACAGGTTACTCAAACAGTAGGTGTAGGATCTACTGCTGTAGGAAGAGTAGTTTCTTATGACCAAACAACAGGAGTTCTTAAATATTGGCAAGACAAAAGTTTAGTTGGATTTAATAGTGATGGATCTTTAAAAACTGATCCTACTTATGGATATTCATTACATCCATTTACAGCAAATCCTACTACTGGAGGAAATGTTAATATTGCTAGTAATGAAGGTACTTTG